ATGGGTGGCCGGGGAGAGAACATAGGCTAGGGAGTACCACCCCCTGCAAGCCTCGCAGCGTTCCAGAGCGACTGCATAAGCACTAGCCCTCCTGGGTGGTCTCAGGTCTGGTGTGATTGAATCTGGCGTCAAGCGAGCACTGGTAGGAACCATCTGTCTAGATGAGTGACCCTGCGGGTGGGGTGGTTGGCCATACCACCTTGGAGGTTCTTTTGTCTGAAATCTTATCTATAGAGGTCGTATGAGAGTTCTAATTGCCTGTGAATATTCAGGTGTAGTGCGAGATGCTTTCACTGCCAAAGGTCACTACGCTATGTCCTGTGACCTTCTGGACACAGAGGTAATCGGCAACCACTACAAGGGTGATGTCCGGGATGTCATCAACGATGGATGGGATCTGATGATCTGTCATCCACCCTGCACTCACCTCGCAGTCTCTGGTGCTAGGTGGTTCAAAGAAAAGCAGAAGGAACAGGCAGAGGCTCTGGAGTTTGTCGAGCTTCTGCTCAATGCTCCTATCCCCAAGATCTGTTTAGAGAATCCTGTGTCGATTATCAGCAGCAGGATCAGAAAGCCTGACCAGATCATCCAGCCGTGGCAGTACGGTCACGGTGAGACCAAGGCTACCTGCCTGTGGTTAAAGAACCTACCATTACTCAAAACTACCAATATCGTTGAAGGCAGAGAGGCACGGGTTCACAAGATGCCTCCTGGACCCAACCGTTGGAAGGAGAGATCCAGAACTTTCCAAGGTATCGCTGATGCTTTTGCTGATCAGTGGGGTTGACACTCTTTTTTTTTTCTGTTGTAGTGATGTCTCTCTCGTATCTTATCTATAGGTGATCTTATGAAACTATGTGTTGATTGCAGGCACCATCTGCCTGCCAAGTACCCTGACCCACAGTTTGACCACTCTCGGTGCTCCCAGGCTTCTACTCAGAACTTGGTGAACGGGGTTATCAAGTTCCAGTTCTGCGACGTCATGCGTATGCACGGTGCTCGTTGTGGCAACGATGGACTGCTCTACCAATCCAAACACTGGGAGACTCTCGATGTCTGACTTCGCACCTGAAATCCGTAACTCTGCTTGGTGGTCAGGAGACTCCCGTCTAGCTGCCAATGGACGTGCCTCTGAGGCTATCCTCATCAAACAGGGGAAGATCACTCGTGAAGATATCTCTGACAAAGAGGTAGTCAAGATGGGTCATGTCATGCAGCCCATCATTGGGCGCCTGGCACAGGATAGACTCCAGATTGAGTTGAAGGATGCTGACTACAGCATGACGCATCCTCGTGAGTCCTGGCTTAAAAGCCACTTTGATTTCATCAGTGCAGATGGGACTGTCCTGGTAGAGGCCAAGAACTATGGGTCTCACCAGTCTAAGAAGTTTGACGAAGATGCTGGACTCATGCCAGATGCTGACAGGGTGCAGTGTATCCACGAGGCTACTGTGCACGGTGTCTCTACCGTCTATCTGGCTGTCCTGCTGGGTGGGCAGGAGCTGAAGGTTATCAAGGTAGATGTCACCCCTGACATGATGCTGGAGCACGTTCAGTGGTGCGCTAAGTGGTGGGGGTTCGTTGCCAGTAACACCCAACCAGAGCCTCAAGATGTTGATCAGTGCAGGCTTGCCTATCCTGTCTCTGAAGATCTCTATGCTCTAGCTAACGCAGACCTAGAGACCTACTGTGGCCAACTGGCTCTTGCCAGCAAACAGAGAAAGGATCTTGAGGACTATGAGGAGACTCTCAAGACCAAGATCATGCGGTTCATGGGTAGCAGAGATGTACTGGCCACTCTTGATGGTAATGTGCTGGCTACCTGGAAGTCTGCCAAGGCAAGTCAGAAGTTTGACGTTAAGGCTTTCCAGGCTGCATATCCCCAGATGTACAACCAGTTTGTCCGGGAAGTAACCGGGTCTAGAAGGTTCTTGATTAAATGAATGATGAACAAGACGATGATGTGTGGCATCTCTATCGCGCTCTTGCGATGGCCGCATTTATCATCAAACGAGAGAATCCCTATCATCATCAATCTAAAGAGATGATCCGGGAATCAGCCAGTCAATACGCAAATCTTATGTGTGAAGGATTAGAAAATGAACCAGTTAATTCCCGTTAATGACATCCAGACAATGGCTGTTGCTGTTGTTAAGTCTCAACTCTTTGGGATGAAGACAGTCGAGCAGGCAACTGCTCTCATGCTCATTGCCCAGGCAGAGGGTTATCACCCTGCTCTCGCAGCTCGTGACTATCACATCATCCAAGGAAGGCCTGCTCTCAAGGCAGAGACCATGATGGCTAGGTTCCAGCAGCAAGGTGGAAAGGTCGAGTGGAAGACTTTGACAGACGAAGAAGTCACTGCCACTTTCTCTCACCCTTCTGGCGGGTCTGCAACGATCACCTGGACGTTCGAGCAGGCTAAGAAAGCAAACCTCACTAACAAGGACAACTGGAAGCATTACCCTCGTGCGATGCTGCGTGCACGGGTTGTCTCCGAAGGTATCCGCACTGTCTTCCCAGGCGTTGTTCTGGGCGTCTATACGCCTGAAGAAGTGCAGGACATACCTAACCATTCTGGGCCTAAAGACATGGGCGCAGCAGTTGTTCTAGACCCTATCGAAGAAGAGGTGGTCAAGCCTGACTATCCCTTTTCACTCCTTCTCACAGACGGCACTGTCTACCAGGGTTACGCCGATTTCGGGGGCTACTTGGAAGGCATTAGGACTATGGTTGAGAAGATAACCAAGTCTGGCAAGTTCACTGCGGGAGAGAAGGCACAGAAGATTACTAGCCTGCTCAACGCTAACAGCAAGCAGATAGAAGCACTTCCTACGCTCTACAAGATTCAGTTGAAGGGTGCTCTTATCGGGGAGGGGTCCGACCTCCCAAAGGTGTTAGGGGACCAGTTAGACCAGGAGATATCGGAGGAACTGTAGGCGGTTGGCATCGTATCGGTAACATCAATCTAAGAGGATTAAATGAGTTACGACAAAAAAGAATATCCAGTGACCCCAGGCAAAACAATTCTTTTCTACAAAGATCCCTCGCAGAAAAAGAATCCTAATCAACCAGACTGGGATGGTGATTTAGTTCTCACACGTTCATACACAGAAGGTGAGACCATAAAGTTGTCTATCTGGAAGTCTATGGCTAAGAACGGGAAGGAGTATTTCACCGTCAAGGAGAATACTTACTTCAAAGACAAGGCTGTTGCTGACAATGCTGACAGGGAAGTTCCTACTCAGTACAAGGCATCTGCTTCTTCTTTTAAGCCACGTCCAGCAGTTGATATGGACGAGGACGTTCCCTTCTGATGACACCTACCCAGAGGTCTTTAGAGTACCTGCGTGAGCAGGGCTATCTCTGCGCCATAGTCGAGAAGTGGAATCCACACGCTCGCATACGGCAGGATCTCTGGGGTTGGTGCGACATCCTGGCTATCCGCAAGAATGAGGTTCTGGCAGTCCAGGTCACTGCATCTGGAGTGTCAGACCGTATCAAGAAGATCACTGCGTCTGACACAGTGGGTTCCGTGCGGGAAGCAGGCATCAGAATCGAAGTACACGGGTGGCGGAAGAACTCCGCTGGTAAATATGTAATGAGGATTGAGGATATATCGTGACTAATATATTTGTAGCTACACCTATGTACGGTGGGATGTGCACAGGCTTCTACCTGCAATCAATGCTTGCACTTGTGAGCATTGCCAAGCAGGCAGAGGTTGAAATTGCCTGCTCTTTCATGTTCAACGAGAGTCTTATCCAACGAGCAAGGAACGGTCTAGCACACCAGTTCTTGAAGACTGACTGCACTCACCTGATGTTCATAGACGCTGACATCCGGTTTGATGCCAATGACATCCTGTCTATGGTTGCAGCAGACAAGGACATCATCTGTGGCCTCTACCCCAAGAAAGAGATCAACTGGCAACAGGTAGCTATCTCTGCCGCTGCTGGCGTTCCTGTAGATCAGCTCAAGAACCACACGGGTGCGATGGTGGTTAACTTGGTGGGCCAGGAGGGAGAGGTAATTGTTCCCGCTGCTGAACCTCTGGAGATCACTAACGGGGGAACTGGCTTCATGCTCATCAAGCGTGAAGTATTTGAGGCTCTAAAGCCTTTTGTGGCTACCTACCACAACGATGTGCTGGACACAGCAGGTCTTTTCCAACCTGAACTTATGCACGAGTTCTTCCCCGTCATGGTGGAAGACTCTAGGCTTCTTTCTGAAGACTTTGCGTTTTGCACAATTGCAAGAAAGCAGGGGTATAACATTTATGCCGCACCTTGGGTTCGCCTGGGTCACTACGGCAGTTACTTGTTTGAAGGTTCCCTAATTCCTGCACCCTAACGGAGTTTATTATGAAAGATCAATTACTTGAAGCCATCCAAGACTCAGAGCCAGTTGACGCACTCAACGCTCTCTTCTCGACGGCATTTGTCGTTGCCAAGGCTTCCAACATCAATGAGTACGCTCTGAACAGCCTCTTCTCCTCCACTATGGACGCTCTCTTCCAGGCTCATGACGATGAGGAAGAAGAAGAAGAAGAGGAAGAAGAAGAAGATGAGCAGACTGACGCTTAACGCTTCTTAGCAGTTCTAGCAGAACGACGAAAGGCCTCGGCAGATGGAAACCCCTTCTGCCCTGGCCTCTTCGCAGGAAGACCTAACTTCCTACGCCGGTTGATGTTGTAGTACAGACCCTTCTTCATACTTGATCCTCATAACTTCCGGTTTGACGTATGTTACGTCTCCCGTAATAAGCCGATCGCCAAGCACCGGCTCTCCCTTTTCTAGCAACACCAGGCTATGCTGGAACTCCATACGCTTGACCTTGTGGTCAACCTTGGCCTTGCCGTTCACAGCCGCTATAAAGCCTGCGAAGAACTGTATAGCGTTGCTGCCGTAGCCTGGCATCCACATCGTGTGGAAGTCCTCCACAATGTAGACACCACCGTCATTGAGCTTGGGCCACCACTGTTGCCAGTTGGCGATGATGTCTGCTGCCTGGTGCGATCCATCATCAATGATGATATCAAATGTGCTATCAATCTGCGTTGTCTTGGAATCACCAACGATGACTTCAATACGCTTATCCTCGAACTTGAGGTCAGCGCACTTGGGATCAATGTCAATCCCAACTATCTTCTCTGCCTTCCAGAAGTACCTAGCCCAGGTCTCTAGAGACCCACCGTTCTGTACTCCGATCTCCAGCAAGTTGATCTTGCTGTCCTGTAGATACCAAAGTTTATCGTCATAGAAGTCTAAATACGATGACCACTTATCTGATACTTTCCCAATCTTCTTACGATGAATTTCGGCTAACGACATCCCCATCTTCTCCTGGCTGCTTTCCCGCGCTCTCCGGTCCACCCCCTGGACCGTGCACAGAAACTCTTGTGGCGTGGTCCTGACTTGGTAGGGGCTTGCAGGTTAGATCCCGCAGCACGAGCCTTAGCTCGACCCTTAGCAGTCAGTCCAGCACCTCTACTGGCAGGTAGCTTCTCACCCCTGCCAACACTTAAATTAGGAAACTTTTTACTCACAGTGTACTCACGTCAATGAGTGACCCCCGAAAGTCAATGATACCCTCATCATGCCGACTTACAAGTTCCGGCCACAGCAGTTTGTTGTCCTTCATAGTCAAGACAGCAAACCCAGATCTCCAGTTAACTGGACTGTCCTCAAGGTAATCCAAGAACTGAGGGCCATCCGTTTCTGCGAGTGTACCTGTATCTACACCCCACCGAGTCCCGTTGTAGTCTCTAAACGGCGTGACTTTCAAACTGTGAAGATGTCCGGTAACAATGCTAGTTCCAGAGTTAACAGTGTTGTTGTGAGTAGCGTGTATACCGTTCTTGTACCTGTGCTTGATCACAACGTTGTCCGACAGCCAACAACTCCAACATGGATGCCATTTCGGGAAATGATCTTTAAGAGCTGTGCCCCCTACGCCTTCAAACTCTGGTGCGGCTTGGGCCAAGCGTGTCTCAAAACGGCTATCGTGGTTCCCCAGAGGCCATATCAGTTGAGTATGGTGACGAGCCTTCTCACAGGCTTCTTCGATCTCTTTTAAAGCGTCTTGGCAGGCTTGCAACTCCTGCTTGACGTTTGGCCTATGCGTCCAACCTATGCGCGGGTAACGAGAGATAGAAGCACCATCAAACGCATCTCCGTTGTTCACTACAACGTGAGGCTTGAGTTCTTTGATAGCCCAAAGGAGACCTTTGAAAGCTGTAGTTCTGATCCCAGGCCAAAAGTGTGCGTCACTAAAAACTAAAGCCACACCGTCTGTAAGACCTGATTGGTGTCTGGCTTTCTCAACGTGATATTTGGCTCCCTCTGTAGGAAGTTTTATTTTTGTTTTGTTCTCTATACTTCTTCGTCTGGTGTGAATGTTACGTTCAGAGATTCCAAATAACTTTGCTAGAGCGGCAGGGGATTTCAAACGCTCCCATGCATCTATGAATTCTTTCTCAGACACTCTAGGTTTTGCTGGCATGATTCCGTTCCTTGTTACGGAACCCGTCAAATAGCACAGATTTATTACAGGAGATCAGCTTCTGCCTGTCTGCGCTTGAGTAGTCCGGGTAAAACCTTGCCGCCACCCTTGCACCACTTGAGAAGCTCCACCTTTGCTTCTTCCCAGTTTTGCTCGTTTACCTTCTTCTTAAGAGTGGCAGTCTGAAGTTTCCCCACTCCCAAGTTGTAGCAGAAGTCTACGATGGCGTTAAGTCTTCTTGTGTCCGTTATTAGTCCAGGACAGTGGCGCAAGGCTCCCGGTAAATACGTGTGCCTTAGTTCGTATTCCAATAGCGCCTGTGCTTGTTCTAGGGTCATTGGCGGGTCTTGCAGAGTCACCCGTTTGCCGTTGCTGTACTGGGTCGACCCGAAACCAATTGTGGGGATCGAGGCAGGACAAAGGTACGGCGACCCTCGGAAACCTTCGAAACGCTGGCATAACGAGATTGCTATAGAAAGATCAAAGTCCACGCTTGGCAAGCGTCCTGTCGAGGAACCAGTAGTTCAACGTGCCAGACACAAGAGCAGAGAAGTCTGCACTCATCATCAGTTTAAAGACCTCTGTAGGCTCGGTCCCGGTACGCCATGCAGAATATGCCATCCAGAGGTGTACGCAAGACCAAACCAATAAGATCCAGTAAGTGACAACAGGGCGCACACTAGCAGACAAGGAAGCAGCAAATCCACCAGCAGCCTTAACCATTTCTGTCTGCTGATTGATAGCGTTGTTAAACGCATCCATAACCCCTGCATCAACCGTAGCCTCGTGCTGTGCGCCGATCTCGGCCATCTTCTGCTGGCCACGCTGAGCCTCTAACTCGCACTGCCGGTCAAACATCTCCAGCTCATGACCACGCTCGTTCTTCTTGTCTAGGAATTTCAGAACCTCTGGCGCTAGACGGAAGATGCCGCCTAGCAAGGAACCAAAGATGCCACCAGACAAGAGTTCAAACATTAGCCTATCCCTTCACCAGGGGTGACATAGACGGTTGGAGTTTGAGATGAAGAAATGAAAGATATGAACACATTCGCGGTGCTAGAACACTGTGGCCCACTCAGCACAAGAGTTTCTTGTGGCCGGATAGGTACGCCATACCCAGGAGTGCCAGACGTTGGTACAGCAGCATTAGCCCCAGAAGTGGCAGAGATCCTGACATACAACGGTTGACTACCTGATGTCTCATGATTGACAAACAGATACTGGCTGCAAGGACTGTCTGCGAAGACGTTGGAAGTTGCGAGAGTAGAACTCCCAGACAAAACAAACGTTTTCCCCATAGGGTAAAAGGCTTGGTTGTAAGCCATCAGTAGATCCTCTTGCCTGCTCCGCTGGTGGGGCTGTGCTTGGTGTCATACGTCCCTTCGCAGAAAGGGATGATGGAACGAAAACCACCCTTAGGCAGTTGTCCTGGCTCCCAGCGCATCATGTCCTTGCTACCGTCTCGCGGTAGTTGTGGACGCACAGACTTTGCAATCTGCTGGTTGATGTCATGGTCCCGTTGGTGGAGACGAGTTTTCATTTGTATGCTCCTTGGCAGTGACTATAAGGTAACAAAAGACAACATAGATGCCCAGTGTCGCCACTCGCTCCCATGTTGGTTCCCACATCGTCCAGCACCCGAGACCGCACGAGGTCAGCAAGGCCAGAATGGTGATAAGCCTGTCCGTCACCACGGTCAGGGCAAGTTTGATCAATTGAATAGCTTCCATATAGATTACTCATCGTCATCGTTCATAAAACCCGTACCCCAGTCAGAACCCTCGTCTTTCAGGCGCAGGGCTTCCAACTTCAGCGCACGGTCGATAACCTTCATCTTAGCATCCAAACTGGCTTCCGGGTCAGAGATGGTCACGCGCAGCATATCTGCGATAGCCTTCTCTAGATCTGTGCTGATACCACGCTTCTTGCTCATAGACCTAATGCTCTTCTAACACCGTAATAAAGCGGTGATCCAACAGTAGAAACAATCCCGGCGCCTGCTGCACCGTACCCAATCTTTTTTAGTATTTCCGATCTGCTTTCTGCTGTAGCAGCTTTGTTGGCGTAGTTTACTACGTCATCGTAAATACCGGCTTCCCTCATCCATCCAGAGTTTTTTGCATCAGTCGCAAATGCTTTAACTTGCTGTGGAGTTTTGTTGGAAAGAACAGAAGCAACGTATTCTTTCCCAAGTTGAGCAACAGATGATGGATCTTGGGTAACTTCTTTAAGTTGTCTCACGCCGTTTACATCAGAGAAGAACTTAGGCCCAAACTGCTCTGGTGATGCAACAAGAGACTTGGGATCAAACTTCTCACCCTTGAGCGCGCCTTCCATCAGGCGTGTCTTGAATGGCTCTAACTTCTGTGACGCAGCTCTATATGCTTCGTCAGCAACTCTGTACTGATCATTCCATTGATACAGAGCATTCTCAAGTTTCTTTATGAGTTCACGTTTGTAATTTGCATCAAGCGCGGCGTATGCCTCGTAAGGTTTCCCTTGGGCGTCAACATCACGCAAGAAACGCAATTCTTCAACTACTGCTTTAATGTCTTTCTCAGTAGTTGTTTTTGGGGTTTCTTTTGTAATCTTTGAACTAATTATACCTTTGCCAACAGGAACTTTTTCACCTCCTGTTGTCACGCCTTTAAGAGCATTGATTAGTCTATCAAGACCTTTACGCTCTTCTTCACCTTTCAAGAAAGACTTGCCTCCACCGACAACTCTTTTTTGAGATTCAAGATCTTGAATTAATGCTTGACCTTGTGGAGATGCTGCAAACGGGTTTCCTTGAGCCTGAGCGTCACGAGCCGCCTTGAATGCGTCATCATATTTTGTGTCAGCCTCTTTCTTTCTTGCTTTGTAAAGATCATCAAACTTGTCTTTTAACAGTTTGAATCCCTTTTCTCCAACAACATCTAGACCTTCTTCGGCGGCAAATGGTTGAGGTTTCCTAAGACTAGAAACCAAATCACTTGCCTTTGTGACTCCGTACTTGCCAAGTCTAGCCAAAGTCGGTGCAGCGGCAGCAACATCTGGTGCAATCTCACCAACAGTTGTAGCGGTTGGGGCTGCTTTGCGTTCTGCCGCACGTTGCTCTGGAGTGAATCCAGTTGCCTCTTTAACTTGTTGAGGAACGTATTGACCGGCTTTTTCTTGGGCCTTGCTTCCCAAGTATCCCCCGGCAAGAGCACCGCCAAGACCACCAACAATAGTCCCCAATCCAGGGGCAACCATTGTTCCTAATGCTGCTCCAGCCTCACCGCCAGCGAGTGCTCCACCAGCCCCACCCAAACTTTCAAACGCAGCTTTTCCACCGGCTTTCAGTGGAGAGACTTCTGGCTGTGCAGTAGACGGATCAAATACACCCGTTGGCTTTGCAGTAGTAGGATCAAAAGCCATTATTTTTCCTTCCACTTTCCATTGCCAAGATAAACTGCTTTCCCGCCTTTCCCGTCTTTGTATTCCATCCCAACAACGTAATCATCTTTTGGTGTACTAGGTTGTGCAGCAGGACTTGGCGCTTCACCACCATACGGGGTGTACGGTCTACGAACAGAAGCCTTCTTAATCTCGTCTGGAGTCAAACCACGATCTTGTAAGTTGTCATACAAAACCCTGCGCCTTTGATCAAGCAATGCTTTATACGTTGCCGAGGTGTAATTAGTTGGATCAAGAACAGGTCCAACCATCTTCATATCTTGCACTGTCAAGCGCTGGCCACCTTTTGCTGCGCTTTCAATTGCATATGATTCAAGCAAAGCATCTTTAAGGAACAAAGTAGTCTTGTCTGTTCCCGTAAGTGTTTGATTTACAGCAGTTGTAAAATCCGTTCCCGGTGCAACAGATTTCAATTTTTCCAACAAAGGAGCGGCTTTTGCTAATAAACCTGCTTGAACTTCCGGATCACTCAATTGATCTAAGAGATTTTCAATCCCTCTAACGCCTTGAGTAAGAGTTCTTATTTCTCTGGTCTCTCTTGCCATTTCAACCGCAGATCTTGGCTCTCTTGTTTCTCTTGTCGGACGCAACTCAGCACGCAGATACGCCATCTCACGTTGACGCTGTGCCGTTTCAGCGGCAATCCTTTCACGAGTTTCGTTAGCAGCAGCAGCCAACTTTTCTTGAGTGTCAAGCCTTGCCTGGTTCCAGTACCCCTGCAACTGCTGGGCCTTGTACTTCTCTTCTGATTTACGAAGAAAATCAAGAGACTTGTCTAACTGTTTAATTTGATTCTCTAAAATCTCTCTAGTGGCAACAACACCACGAGCATCTTTCTGACTCTTCAGAAAGTCAGCATTAGCCTCTGCCATCGCAGCCTGAATCTCTAACTCACCGCGTTCTTTATCACGGGCAAGAGTCTTGATACCAACATCTAACTTGTCCTTGAGGACTTTCATCCTGTCTTGCATAGCCTTTACGTTGGTCTCAAACGTTTGGCGCTGTTGCTTAAACAGGTCTTCCCGTCCCTTTGCGTAACCCTCTGTCAGGCCATTCATGGCATACATTGCAGACAGAGCGTTCTTCTTGTTCAACCCGCCTAGCAAGAATCCGCTGGCGCTGATCACGCTAAACACCAAGGCTAGTGTTTGAGCGTTTTCTTGTGTTGGCTTGAACGTCAGTTCCTCTGCTGTCTTGTCAGCATTGGATTGATATTCTTTGTACTCAGGTGAGTTGACAAACTTAGATTCAAGATTATCCAGCAAGGACTTGGATTTCTTCGCTGCTTCACTCTTTTGTTCCGCAGCAAATGCTTTCTCTTGAAGATCGTACTCAGCCTTTGCTGTGACTGCTTTCCCCAGTTCAGTGGTCAGATCTTCTCTTTTCTTGATTGTTCTCTCAATCTCACGATCTGCTCGAGCAAGATCTTCTTCTGGAGACGGACCAATCCTCTTGGTAGGAGCAGTCAAACCAAAGTCACCTCCCATAACGGGAGATCCCAGATTAGTTCTTAGTGCGTCTGTGAGGATTGGTGTAGCCATTACTTGGCTCCGGCTTGAATCACGGTAGGAGTGGCAATCCTAGCAAGGTTACCAAACATCTGATTGTAGAGCTGGTTGACCTCTGCGTCTGCCTGCATTCCTGCTTTGATGGCATCCATAGTGTACTTGTCACCCATCTGGCTCAACTGTAGCCCAAACGATTCTCTGGCAGCATTGAGACGCTGACGCAGATCTTCTTCTGCTCTTTGCTGTTGGGCCACGCCTACGCCACCACGGGCAACTCCTGCCTGGGCTGCTCTGGCTCGCATGGCATCCAACTGCTGTTGTCCAACAGCGGTCAGTTCACCACGTTGAGCAGCGGATCTTTCTGCCAAACCTTGCTGAGTGTACGGTGCGCCTACCTGACGGATTTGATCTGCAGCTTTCTGCGCTCCAGCGCGTGCTTTTCTAGCCATGAGAGCGGTTGAAAGACCTTGAAACCCTGCTAGCCCAAGACGAGCCTTGTCACCACCTGACAAAGACTCCAAAAATCCTTTTTGTTGTGATGGCCCTCCTTGTGGGCCAGCCATAGGTTCTCCCAACGCAGTAGGAGGACGAACACCAGCCAATGAGTAATCAGTTGGGGTAGCACCTACTGTTGCACCTTGAGCCGCCAACTGTTGTTGAGGAGCCTGGGCAGTAAGATCAAGTTCAGAAACTGGGCTGGGACCAGATACAACTTCAGGAGCACTGGAATACAAATCAAATGCTTCAGAATCAACCGATGGTTCGGGAGAAGGAGTTTCCGCAGCAGACAATCCAGCCGTATAGTCTTCGTCTTCAAACTCCAGAAGGCCGGTCTCTGGGTTGATAGTCCCAGACCCACCCTGCTCACGCAGAAGCGCGGCCTCACGGGGGTTGATGTGCGCCAGGATCGTATCTCCTTTCCTACCCTTGTCTTGCAGCAGACGGGCAATCTTGCGGAGATCTCCACCCATACGGGTCATGTTGCGTAGTTCACTCATTTACAACCCCAGAGCGTCTTTGAGACGCAGTGATTTCTCATTCCAGACATTTTGCCTTTCTTTCCCAGACTCTTCACCCTCTATCGCACCTGCTGGCCTGTATGCAGCAAGAGCATCTGCTAGCAACCTAGATGGACTTACTCCAGTAATTGTACTAGGTCTGGGTTCACGAGGCTTGGGAGTACGCGGTACGTTTATAACAACTGGGTATGTTGGTTCTTTTGTTGCTCTAAACGTTGGTGGTGCGGTAGTAACAGGAGGAAGTGTTGGTGGCGCGTTAGTTTCGGGAGGAAACGTAGGGATATCAGTAGTTATAGTAACTGTTATCGGAGGTAGCGTTGGTATAAACGTTGGAGGGAACGTTGGCGGTTCTGTAGTTGCCTCTATTGTCACCGGCGGCAAAGTAAATTCAACAGGTAACGTAGGTATTTCTGTAGTTACCGAAATAGTTACCGGTGGCAAAGTAAGTTGATCCCACCACGGAGGCAATGTTGGAAGTTCTGTGGTTGGAACAATAGTTACAGGAGCAAGCGTTGTAACTGGTGGAGTTGTAAATGGCGGTAACGTGGTTACCGGTGGTGTTGTAAACGGAGGGAAAGTAGTTGCTGGAGGAAACGTGGGTGGCAACGTGGGTGGCAACGTGGGCGGCTCTGTAGTCGCCGTGATTGTCACTGGAGGAATGGTTGGACCTAGAGTAGTTGGGACAACCGTTACAGGAGGAAGAGTAGGAGCATCAGTAAGTTGATCCCACCACGGAGGTAGTGTAGTTACTGATATTGTTACCGGCGGCAGAGTCGGCGGCAGAGTCGGCGGTTCCGTGGTTGCAGTAATAGTTACTGGCGGTAGAGTCGGTCCTAGAGTAGGTAACTCGGTAGTTGCAGATATTGTGACCGGCGGTAATGTAAGTCCAATCGTAGGCAACTCTGTGGTGGCCGAAATAGTAACCGGAGGAAGAGTAGGCGCATCTGTGAGCTGATCCCACCAGGGAGGCAAAGTTGTGGCAGAAATCGTGACAGGTGGAAGTGTCGGTGAAAGAGTAGGAGTTTCTGTTGTAGCAGAAATTGTTACAGGTGGCAGAGTTGGTAAAATTGTCGGCAACCCTGTTGTAGCAGAAATTGTTACAACAGGAAGCGTTGGCTCTAACGTTACAGATAATGTAGTGGCTCCTACTGTTACAACGGGCAACGTAGGTCCAGCAGTAATTTGATCAAACCAAGGTGGGTTTGTTGGGCCACCAGTTGTTGCAGTAACAGCCACTACAGGAAGCGTAGGTGCTGCTGTTAAAGAAATTAGATTTAAAACTTGATCATCTATTGACGGAGAAAGAGTGGTTGCAGATACCGTTACTACAGGAAGAGTTGGCGCAATAGTATCTGATACCAAAGTTGGTGCTGCCGTTGCATTCATCAAACTCAGTATTTGAGTATCTATTGATGGAGGCAAGGTGGTTGGAGTAACACTTACCGGAGGAAGCGTTGGTGCAGCAGTCCCACCAAGTTGATTTTGCTCTATAGCCCATTCTTGAGCAGATAAAGTTTGTTTTCTTCCTTTGTCATCAATGTATTCTGCTCCACCATTAGACAACAAATTATATGTTGTGCCTTGTAATTGTGTAGATCCAACTACAGTAACTGGTGCAAGAGTTCCTGCTGTTGCTTGGGTTGCAAGCACAGAAGGGTCCATTCCTTCTTTTATTTGCGACCAAGCATCAGATGATATAACGGCAGTTTTACCGTTTTCTTCATTTATTCTTTTAACTGTCCCATCAGACATTTCCGTATAAGAATATCCACCATAACTTACTGGAGCAGAAACAGGTGTAGCGCCAGAAACTGTTTGAACAACATCTTGTGTTGTAGCTCCACCGATTCCAGTCTTGCCTTGTGATTGCGCTCCAATTTCCGTCAATGCAGCAGACAACAATGATTGTTCTACGTTCCCGGTTGCAATAAGAGTTCTTACAGCAGAACCAGCAGTTGGACCATAAATTCCAGCAACACCTGCTCCAGCACCAGCAGCAACAGCATTAGTTAAAATTTGTTCTGCACTACCACCTTTTACAAGACTTCCAACAGTAGATCCAGCAACAGCTCCTGTGACTCCACCACCAAGACCTAGATTTAATCCTGATGACAGTCCAGCTCCAGCAGCGTTTTTAAGAATGTCTTCAGCAGACCCGCCTTGTGCAGCGGTTGATGCAGCAGATAGAGCAGCAGACCCAACAGCAGTGCTTACTTGTGCAGCAGAAAGACCAACAGCAGCGCCGACAGCAGCAGCAGATTCACCAAGTATTGCCGCGCCAATAGCAGCACCAAGACCTGGAATTGCAATTGAAGCAACTGCTAGAACAACACCAATAAATTTTCCAAGTCCAAATCCACCGCCAGAATCTATAGGAACATAAGCATATAACTCTGGATGAGCCTCTCTGTATGCTTGTTGTCTCTGAGATTCTTCTAAAGTTATCGAAGATAGACCTGGACCCTCTGCAAGCGTTTGCTGCTCTATAAGATCTTCTTGACCTGGGGCTAATACTTGTTTTGCCATTACATACCCCCCGCCAAAGCGCCCATAGTCGCTAACGCAGCCAAGGTCATGTAGTTGACCTGCTCTGGCAACTCTTTCTCTGTGAGGATCTGGTTACCCAACAACTGCTCACGCAGGAGCGCATACAGGCTCTTGTCTTGTATTGCTTCCTGTGCCATTTGCCCTATAGACTCCATTGTTCTGGCATCTAACCCAAACTGTTGCATGAACTGCTGGGTTGCGGCTTGAGCTTGTTGGAGTTCATCCATAGCTTATCTTCTGATAGTTTTGTTGATGTAGTCAATACCAGAAAACTCTGCAAACTCTTCTAACGTTCTTTTGAACCCAAGACCGTAAATGCCCAAAGGTGCGCGGTCGTACAGAAGACGGTGCATACGCTGGTTGCATTCACGGTCTAGCATCACCCACGCTTCTGACCTTCCAGTGTTCTTATCCTCGTTCCAATGCCGTTTGCGGTCATCTTTGTAAATGTGATAGACCGGGATGTCTACTGGATGATAAATATCCCATCCGTGCGTGTATGCACGAACAGCTTGGTTCTGTTCTTCACCGTGGAAATAAAGCCACGGGTCATACGGAACTTCTTGGGTGACAGCCGCAGGCCCAAAAAAGAATCCACCTCCCATGTGATACCCAGGTATAGCAACTTGAGAAGGAATTGGATGGGCTTGAAAAATCATTATTGGTGTGTGAATTTGAAGTTTTGCGTCTGGCAAAGGTTTCAACACCAAAGAATGACCGGGAAACTTTTGTTTCTCAATGGTCCCGTCTTCTTTCTTTTCAAATCCACAAACGTAAGAGCTGAGAATTGTTCTAACATTTTTGCTAGACAATTCATCGTATTCTTTTATGAGTTTGTCATCCCATCCTGCGTCAAATCTCATGTGTGCGTCTAGTTGAAGAAAAAATTCTTCATCTCTGACGTAACTTTGAAGAACGTGTCTTGCCCAACAAGGACCACGAGAATACTTTGGTGAGATATTTGTGTACGTTATTTTGTGTACACGCTGCAAAACTCCTTCTGTGGGAGGAGAAGGAGTGTCAGATTGATCAAGAATAGCAATATGCAACCTGCAAGGTCTTGCAGCATTGAGCACCATATCGTTAACTGTGTGCCACAGATCTGCGTCTTGATACGATGCGATAGAAACAAATATTTTTCGATTAAACATAAGATTATAATTTAAGAACTTTGACAATCTGCTGATGAATACTTAAATGAACTCCTATCCAATCATAAAAATCATCCTCCACGTTCCAATCTGCGTTTATCAATTGAAAAGGATTGTCTAGGTTTAGTTGACTAGCAATTCTTTCGTGTTCTTGGTTGTGAACAAACAACCAGTCATCTAGATTATCAGGATCTGCATCTGTTATAGGGTACTGAGGTATCAAGATACCCTTGTCAGCCAACTGTTCATAGAACAATTTGTGCTGCACACCGTTTTCAAACAACATAGAACCCAACCCGTCTACGTCACCAAACTCAACGTATGACAAGTTATCCATATTCATGATTTGTCTTTCATCTTATTGATGATTTCAAATGCAGACTTGACTTTTTCCTCTAGAACCGCAACTCTCAAGTCTAATTTTGACAAGACAATAATGAGCGTCACAATACCTAACAGCACAGGCCATGCTTTTAGAAAAAGTTCAGCAATTTCCATCACAAACCAAACAGCTTCTTCACAAACTCTGCGGCAACACCTGGCCCAAACAACACCGCTGCAATAACTGCGTACAGTAGATACTCAATCTTGGTCATCCGCTTGTCGCCTGCGGATAGCGAATCAGAAATCTTTCCGTATCTTTCCGAACAGATTGCCTCGTGCACGGCTAATTTAATCTCAGTAGTGTCACTCATTTACCACCCATGAAGTAGTGGCCTCATCCCAAGAGTAACGCTGACCATCAGTAGGCATGGGGACAGGAGCATCCCACAAGCAAGTATCTTCGTTTAATACCCAAGACGGGAAAGGCTGTGGCGGTATAAAAGCATCACGTTGGTCGTCGTACTTAAAACCAATCCCCGCGTAGTTTTTACGAAATGGTTTCCTTTCTGGGTGTTGCCCGCCGTGGGTGTTGTAGCTGGTTCGTTTCCAGATATTGCCGGTTTCCAAAAGCAGCAATTTTTCCATTCCGGATTTTACGTTTTCATCCCATCCCGGAACTACTTGAATAACAATATTATCGTGGTTTAGTTCAGCGTAATGTGCCATATCAGATCACCAAGTAACGGTTCCGGTTCCACCAGTAAATGTATAGACTCTGTATCCAGATCTACTAGAAGTGCTGACAGAATAGGTCAAAGTTCCCGGAATGCTTGTAATTGCTGCTTGTGTAGATGGATAAGCAATAATCACAACACCAGAACCGCCAGAGCCGCCTAAATTAGACGGGCCTGACCCACCGCCTCCGCCACCTGTGTTAGCAGTCCCAGATCCACCGACGCCTGTTCCACCCGCTCCACCTCCGCCTAAACCTCCAGGCTCCGCAGCTCCTCGAGGCCACCCACCGCCGCCACCAGCGTAATAAGTCGCAGTTCCTGTAATGCTTGATTGAAGCCCATCTCCGCCGCTTGCCTCTGAACCCGCAACGCCTGCTCCGCCGCCGCCTGCTCCATCTCCTTTATACCCTGCGTTACCTTGACCGGAAACCCCTGTTCCAGCAACACCACTGCCGGAATTGATTGCAGTACCCCCGCCTGACCCACCATTGCCACCGGATTTTCCTGCGTCAGAGCCGCCGCCCCCGCCACCAGTTGAAGTAATGCTAGAAAAAACAGAGTTAGACCCATTGACTGGTGATGAACCGGTTGACGCCGCACCTCCGGCCCCTACTGTTATGGTGTAACTACTTCCAACAATTACGTTTAACGATCCGGTGAGTAGTCCACCCGCTCCACCTCCGCCAGAATAACCATAGCCACCTGCGCCACCGCCTGCAACAACCAGATATTCGACTGAATATTGAACTGGGAGCGTACTGGTCCAACTCATCACACCGCCAGTAGTGCTACTTAGAACTTGTCCGTCAAGCGTTGGCAGTGTTGACGGCAGCGTATAACTTTGACTTCCAGCAACAGCAGGAGCCGTTAGCGTAACTGTCCCGCTTGTTGCGCCTTTGTATGCAACCGACGCAGCGGTCAAAGTTGTTCCGTTAAACGTCAGGTTTGCAGACCCAGCAAACGCACCTGCGTTGTTGTATTGAACCTGTGTTGTGCTTCCACCGGGAGAGCCACCGCCGCCAACAGCAGCGTTGCTAGTCCAGACTCCACCAATGCTAGTCAGTACGTTACCAGCAGTCCCAGGAGCAATTCCGTACAGAGCAGAAGTACCGTTTCCAATAACTACGTTGCCAGTAGGAACTGTTATAAGACCAGTCCCACCACTGGTAACAGGTAAAGCAGTCCCCGACAAAGAAACAGCTAAGTTTCCGCTAGTAGTAATTGGAGATCCAGTAACCGATAAAAATGTTGGCACCGTCATGCCAACAGAGGTCACCGTTCCAGAACCACCGCCTCCACCACCAGTAGCACCAAGAGTAGAAACAGTCTTTAAAACCATGTTACACCCCGTCGCCTGGAGTAATGTACACAACCGCACTACCGCTGCTGGTTATCCCACAGAAGTAAGCGTTAGGAGTAAACGTCAATATCTCGTCTGTGCCTGACAACAACGGAATTGAAGACTGAGTGCTCGTGACAACCACTGCGTTAGCCACCGCACTAGCGTTTGCCTGCCCGTACCCCATAAACACCGTCACGTTACCGCTGTTGATGATCCGGTATTGGTTACCACCAAGCGTCGTAGACACGGCTTGAACGGAAGTTGTTGGAGAACTACTGGTGGCTGTAAAAATTACAGTGTTCCCCATAGGGGTAAAGGCTTGAATTCCCATCTTATGCTCCAGGCTCTTGAGGCCAAATTACTGCCAACGGGAAGCCTGCTTGTGTCGGTACATCACGCAAGGCCTGCCGATACGCTGCCCATTCAAAATCTTGTGGTTGATTACTTTCTATTGCTTTGATTACACGCCAATCACACTCAGCCAACTTGCTGTCACGCTCTGCGCGGATGGCCTTGGCTTGTTGTTCATCACGAATTATTTGTTTAGATTGCCAATCAGCATATTCTTGGTCGTTCATTTCACGGGCGACTTCTTCGCCAGTAATTGCATTAAATATATAAACAATTGGTCTAGACATTTAATTAACCCCGTAAATCAAAACGCTTCCGCTATAAAAAGTTCCTAAGGTAGTACTAATTCTAACAGCATTTATAGCTCCGCTCGGAACGCCTGCCACTTGAACGTAGGATCCGTTGTTATAAACAATTACAGATGGTCTGTTAGTACCCGAATCTGCTCTATATAATTGAACCCATCCGGTAGGTACTACACCCTGACTAGTAAACCGCAATTGCCCATTATAAGAAGACCCGTTGTCATTGCTAAATTCAACATTATAATAATCAAGGTTTGGGTAACTAGAAATGCCATTAGTTATTACAATAATTGATTTAGATGAAGACAACCCTGTAACTGAAGCTGAAGTTGATCCGCTTGTTGGAGTCAACGTAGACAACAACGTCATCCCGCCGCTGCCACTACCTCCAGACGCCGCGATAACAATTGAGTTACCGGCTCCGTTGTCGGTAATGGTTACGTTTGCTCCAGCGGTTAACACTCGGCCAGAAGTCAAACTTGCAGAAGAAGAAACTAGAACGTATGCAGCGTTAGTAGGTGCTCCGTTTCCAGAACCTGAACTAGCACTGCTCACCCACGCACTACCGGTGCTGGTAAGCACGTTACCAACGTTCCCAGGAGCAACAAGTCCAGTGCCGCCACTAGAAGCAGGGATGGTAAATCCGATGTTACCGCTGCTAATGGTTACGTTTGCCAACGTCAGGTTGTTGAGCGTTGTAACCGTGTTGCCAAGCAAGACAGACGTATTGCCGATGGTGATAGGCGTGTTGAAATTGCTGTCTAACTTACTAAGAGCAATGTTCCCGCTTAGATTTGCAAAAGCGTATGGGACAGTCATTAGAACCTCACTCTCAATTCGTGTTCAAATTCGAAAGTATTCACAGTATATCCAGCACTATTACTGTTGATGGTCAGACCAAGATACTTCCCGTACTGCTGGGCGTCTGATTTGTACAGAGCATACCCGTAAGAGGATTCCCATCCAACTGTCTGCAAACTATTGTTTTGCCACGTTACGGGTTGGTAGTAATTGTTAAGCCAAACAACCGAGTTGTCTATAGTATAAGCACCGGTTGCTCCGATACCTTGCTCGTTGTCTACACTGATGAGCAACGTAGACGCTGCTTGCAACTGGGCCTCGATACCAAATTTCAATGCCTGCTTGGTCCGTATGGGGTCACCCATAGGCATGAGAGCAGTCTGGATTGTAGTTACGATATTGGCACTAGAATTAGCATAGAGACGGTAGAGGCTTGAGCCTGCGGTCCCATAGAGGCGAATGACCCCCGCTGTAGGGACGGAAGTGATGTACTCCAACGCTCCTTGGGAGGTTAGAAACCATCTTTTCTCGAAAAACACTGCTTGGACCTTTCTCGCTCCATTTGCCGGGTCGTTGTAGGTGAAGGAGAATGCCGCGCATAGTATGTTGTTCAGTAGGACTTGACCACCGCTGATCGGCTGGGTGAAGTCAATGTTCTGGAATATCCCGTCAAGAGGATCTGACAACTTGCTAGTGGTAGAACCTACTAGGGAATAGATCCCATAGTCGTTCATGAACAGCACAGCTCT